ATCACCTTTATTTTGAGTTACCAACCTTCTTGACTCCGGATCACATCTATTTCTCTTGTCATAATTGATTGATTGTGCCAATTACTACGATAGTGATGTTTGAAAAATTTGCTTTGCTCAGGATTGTAGGTATTCATTGGTAGACCTAGTTGACGTTCTAAGTCTTGTTCTTTATCAGTGACTAATTCATTGGATGAACGGTCTTTGACTTCGTTCCATATGTCTTCTAATAGATTAAAATCTTGAACTTTTTTGTAGTCCCAATCGCTTAACATTGTTTTCCAAGTTCCTAGTCTTGCGCCTGCAATTGCCCATAGTCCATGTTCTGTGTCTGCACCAATGTTGTGCCATATGGTTAGATGGTCTAGGTTTCTATTGTGTACACTTTCTCTAAATTCACTTACACTTGGTTTTGAACCTCTGTCAAGACACATTTTTACGCCTTCTCTAAAGCCTGCACGGAACGCATGTTTTGCACTTTCTCCAGGATAGGTAGTTGAATAACAGTTGTACATTGGCCAATATAGATCATCAAAGCAAAACTCTACGTCAGTGTCATCTGCGCCTTCAGAGGCTTCGTGTGTACGCATGTTTTGTACAAATGTTTTTGTCCATGAGCTTATTCCGCCGTTGCCGTACATTAGTCCATTTATATCGTTCCTTGCACGCCATCTGTAAACTGCTTGTTCATACTGTTCTGTTTTATATTCTATAGTTTCGTTAAAAAAACTTTCTTGCGGCAAGTTATCACCGTCAATCAAGATAAAACGTTCAGTATCGCTGGCATCAGCAGCCGCTTTGTGTGCAGCATCAGAACCTTTGACTCCGTCTACACGTTTTGCCCACGGAACCATATTGCGTATCTTTATCCAAAACTCTTCTTTTTTAGGTTCATCATAGCTCAGGTATATGCAATCTAAATCAGCAACATCAATCATTCTTTCTATACTCTCCTGAGAATGGTGTAAAATCAGTACCGCCAGCAATTACGCAGGCAACGTTAAAGCCATTAACTTTTTGATAACTGAAAATGGTAAATGTCCTTGTTTTTGGATTCACATACATAAGCAAATCAACAGTGACCATATCAGGTTTCATAAGTGGTTTAATTGCAAATACTCCACTTGCAAACTCTTGTTCGCCATGCTTGTTTACTATATCTGAAAGATAGTCAATGCCTTGCTCACTGCATGGTACCTGCATGTTTAACAATAGCTGTGTTCTGTCTGGCTTTGGCTTTGGTTTTGGTATTTCTTGAGCGTTGGTGTTAAATGCGGTAAGCAGTAACACCAGTATAATTAGGTGTTTCATTGTTTTTCCAATCTATTTTAATCAGCATAATAGGTTTTGACTTTCCATTTTACTGAACTATTAGTATCAACAATCATTACATTGTCAACTGCACAAGCAACTCCTTCATTTCCAGGTACTAACTTTCGCCACCGAACTGCATCTATAATGCTTGTCAACTTACCATTTAGTACAATGCTATCGTAACGACTTTCAGCATACTGTTGTTTGGTAATCTCAATATAATCACCGTCTAGATCCTCAGTTGAATACTGTAAGGCCTTACCTGTTTGTTTATTATAGTATAATTTATATTTTTTGTCAACCTGTTTTACTGGTTTTCCATGTTCTTCAAATATTTTGAAGAAGTCTACTGACTCAGTCATAACAATTCCCTAGTTCTGTTGCAAGATATTTTTGATGATAATGTACAAACCCATATTGATTATGCCCATTTATACGCATTACACCATTGGCGATTTCCCAGATCAGTTCCTTGTTCCAATCTTCTGCAGTAGTTCCAAGTATTGCTGGTTTCATATGAACAATCTGTGGGCCATAACCAGGTGTACAATAATTATCTTCGCATAAAGCATAAATTAAATCAGTGTTAGCTACTTCATCGTGTCCACCTTGTATTATATCTTTTGCACTATCCCAGTTTTCAAACGTTTTTTGTACTTCTGTAAAAAATTGTTTTGCTTCAACACTCATACGCCAATACGTAATAGCATTATAAACATCTGTCAATTTATTTTTATCAAATATTTTTCTATACTTTCTTACTTTACTTGGAATATTATGAAAGTTTCTACAACCAGTTGATATCCAAACTGGCTTTGTTCTATACAAGTTCCACCAATGATCCACCGGACCGCTTACAATCATATCTGCTTCTAACTTTACAGTTTCGTGAAAAGGACTAGCGTGAAAAACTTGCCAATCAGTTGTCCATCCACCTGTATTACCATAAGGAAACTGTTTAACATAATCAAATAATGCATTAGTGTATTCAACATCAGTGAGTAAACATATTTTTACATCTGGGTGCCAATAACGCAGACTTTTTGCTAGTGTTTCAGCACATACAATATAATCTTTACTACCAACTATTAAGTACCCTCTATCTGCTTCATACGGCATAGAGCTTCTCCAGATATTCTTTGCCCATAATATGCAGGTCGTTGTGTTCAATACATAAACGTCTGGTGGTGTGTTCTAACCACCATTTTCCGTCATATGTGACTTTGATTTTTGGGTCAACATTAAATAATGGCCAAGGTATATCACATTGTTCAGTGCCTGTACCATTACATATGAGTAATGCAATACTCAAAGCAAAATCATTACGGAACTGTCTTGGGTCAAATTCAAATATACTTGCATAATGGTAGTAATTCTGCTCAACCATTTTCCAACAGTCAAATACATCATTGCTGAATGTGCTTTTGTCAAAAACAACAACAGTAGCCCACCACATGTGGGTATCTCTAATACCAAATTTTTCAATATGTTTATTCTTAAACACAGGTTGAACAGTTTTATGTGCAAAAAAAGACTGGGTAGAGTTAATGCAAGTTAATAAATTACTGCCATTCAACATATAGTCGGTATCTAGTATTATAGTTCTTTGATATGGTGTATAATCAAATGCATGACTACGTCTGCCATTGTACCATATTCGTGATTGGTGACGATTTTTATTAGTTGGTTTCTCAACAATTACTTGTTGGTCGTATAAATCTGTATCTAGTTTTATATCAGTCACAAGGCTAACTGGAATATTGAGATACCTTTTAATTCTTTTTGCACATTCATTTGCGAGTAATGTATATTTTACTTCGCTATCAAATGCAAATAGTAAAGCACCAGTGGTCATCTGTTTTGGGACACTGCGTCGTATTCATCTAGCCAAGCGTTCATTTGTTCTTGCCATAGTTCCATTGCATAATTATACAAAAGTCCTGTATCTACTTTCACAGGCGTATCATAGATATCTTGTAGTACTGCTTCGCCGGCACATAGTTTACATATGTTTAAAAGCTCTGGTCCAGCACGCCACATGCCGCCATTGTGTGCAAATATCATTTTTGCTTGATAGGTTTCTTTTAGCACAAGCCTTGCCTGTTTATGGTCAAATCTTGTACGGATTCTTTGTCTCAAGGATTCTGTGTTCATATTTTTACTTAGCCACAAAAAAACCCTAGTTAATAAAAACTAGAGTTTTTTAGGTTTTCTATATTAAAATATTATGACTGTGCCCAACTTGGTGTGTTTTGTGTAATAGTGCCCCAAGTGTCTGAAATATTTGACGTACTTGGTGGACGTACAGTTGTAATTTGTGATAGTGTTCCATCAACGTTATCCGGTGATGCTGGATCTGGCGGAGTATAGTCATCTGATAAGTCTGTGTAAATTGTTAATACTGCACCTGACACACTGTATGAAACTTCAATTTCGTTTGCACCATATGTACCTGATGGTATTTGTTTAAAGTTTAAACTTGGTGTTCCGTCTAGTGCATAGTAACCTTCAGTTGTTGTAAGCGTAGTTGGTGTACCTGATCCACCTATTTTTGTTAGTCCTGTGTATGCAACACTATTAATGGTTTTACTTGCGGCTGCACCTGTAAGTACTAATGTACCTGAAGCAGTTAACAAGTTGGTCCATGTAGTGTTCTGTGTACTTGTAGTACCACCTGATCTACTCCATGACAATCTAATTTGTCCACCTGCGTTAAAAAAATATCGTGCAGCATTGGCACTTGCAAAAGTAATTGTTTTTGATAGTGTTGAACTAGTATTCCAACCTGATGTTGAACTTGATGTTACAGATGCGTCACTTCCTTCTGCGGCAGCATTGTTTCTGGCATTAAATACTGCGGTAATATTCGCACTGAGTGCCGCATATGCACTGATTGTGTCGCCAGCACTTGGAGCACTTATTGCCGTAATAGATGTTCCTTGATGTGATGCTAATGAAGCATTTCTAGCAACTAGGTTTGCCCAACTTGTAGCTGATACTGTTGCTCCAGCCGCTACTGCGGGCAACGTACTTGATTGTCCGTAGCCTTTATCGCCTGTACCACTGCCCCAAATTGTGTTAATATTTGCAACTGAGTCATCGCCAGAGCCTGCGGCGTTACCTGTAGCGAAAATGTTGTAGTCGTCGTCTACAATGGTGTTGCCTGCTGAATATGTCATCCTAATTTTATCCTTTGTATTAGTATTTCTACGCTATAGTTTACGGCGTTCTCTTACGAGTCAGTTTTTATACCTTAGTTACCCACGTCGTGTGCTTTTACCATAGCTGGTTATCTTATAATCATATTTATTTTACTTAGACGATCTTCACAATCGCTTCTATACTACCAATTCCTTCGTCTGTTTTGCTCTGTAGAGCACGGCCAATTACGTTAAAACTTGTAATCTCATCCAAGTTTGCTGATCTTGCAGTTCCGTTTCCGGCACTTACAAGTCTGTCACCTTTAGTAACAAATCCCATTACGTTAACAGGCACTCTTCCACTCATCGCAATTGGTGGATGTGTAGCATTTGATCCTGCATTGCCGTTCATCAAGTATGCTGGTTGTGTTGAAACAACACCAAATACTTTAGCACTTAATTCTTCTACGCAAAGTGTAACTTCGTTTACACCGCCTAGTTCGACAATTGTTCCTGGAGTATATTCGGCATCTGCATGAAAACGCTCAGCCATATCAGCGTATTGTGCTGATGTTGCTTTAGCATGTACTGTGTTAAAAGCAGTTGTTGATGTTCCGATATTTCCAACACCGTCTGCTTGTAAATTTGTTATATCTCTAACACCTACAGTTGAAGTTGCTCCGTCAATTTGAATTACTGTTGTAGTTACACCACCATCATTTACTGTGAATAGTGTATCGCCATCTGATGTTTGATTCGAAACATAAACATCTGATCCTGAAACAAACAATCTTCCATCACTATCAGCACCAACATACAATCCTGTATCAGCAAGTACGCTTATACTTGTGTTGTTACTTGTGGCAGCATCTGATCTCATAAACGAAGTTGAGTTTAGTGTATCTAGTGTGTCAGCATTAGTTGCAGTTCCGTTAAACACTGCGTTTGATACTGTTGTACTCATGTTCAAACCTGGACCAATCGTAGCAAATCCTGATATAGCTGATGCCGGAGTAAAAGTTGCATCTTTTGAGAATATACTTACAATTGTATTGTTAACAAACATTTGTACCACAACGTGATCTGTTGCACCGTTATCTGTGATAGTTGTTACAATAGCGCCTGATGTTCCTTCACCTGATGTAAAAGCAGGACCGATTGTAATAAAACTAGATCCATTATAAACTTTAAGTTGATCGTTTGTTGTATCAAACCATAAATCACCAGCAATATTAGAAGTTGGTTGACTAGTTGATGCAGTCGCTGCAGAAATAACTTTAAAAGTTGTTCCGTTGTACACTTTCATCACGTTGTTTGTTTTATCGTACCAAAGTTGACCTGTTAATGGTGCACCCGGTGCAGATGTGTTTGCGGCATTTTCAAGCAAACGAATGAAGTTCTCATCTAAGAACTCACCGTAACCAGCGTAGTTTTTTCCTACTAGCGTTTGGCTCGAATCGTTATTGATAGTACCATCCGCAACTACTGCAAAAATTGTACCATCTGTTAGGTTAATGGTATATGACATTTTGTTTTACTCCGTTTTCTAAGTGTATTTATGTTGCACTAAGATTAGTTAATGTTTGTATACGAACTGTATAATCAATTTGTATCTGTCTGTTCAATGATTTTTGAACAGGATGAAAGATAACATGTGTTATCAATCTAAGGTCTGTTGCACTTCCGTTCCAAGTTTTTAATCCTAGTTCATCAAATACATAATCACCGTTAAAATCTGTTGAATTATCAAATGCTTGTTGCCCTGATGGCTCACCATAATCTAATAAACAACTTACAAGTATATCAGTATAAACTTTACCTGTTGAATGAGTAACCGTTAAATTATTTCTGCTTGTATCAGTATTTGCTGAGCTATTGTCGTCTACTACTTTTGAGTAGGTTGGATTGTACAAATTAGCATTCTGTCCGGTTGTGTTTGGTGGCAAGTATGTAATTACACCTGTAGGGTCTACACTGCTACCGCCGTTACCAAATGCCATTTCATAAATTTGCCCGATCGTTTTATTGGCCAAGCTGTTTGCCAATGCTTCACTGATATTTTCATAATGAATAGCGTTTCTTTTATCAACAATCACTTCTTCCGTGTTTGGATCAAAGATTTTTATGTGCCCACTTATAGCAAGTTGTCCAGCTTCATTTGGACGTTTTTCTTCTTCTTGATCCACTATGGCCTCATTGTTTGTTTTTTGTTCCATACTGTATTTACCTTATTACTTAACCTGGGTTTTAACTCTTTAAGAATTTTACTGCTGGGGTAGTTTGATCTTGCAATGCAATGCCGTTACTTGCAGTATTTGTGCCTTGAGCGTACATAACATTTGCAGTAACCTGGCTAAACCAAACTTCCACATTAGCCTCTGGTGCAGTTGTTAGAGTTATTTCAGTAAACGTACTATCTGTTGCAGTAACAGTGTAATCTGTGTCTGGTACAAGCACTGTACCAGCAACTGTAACTGTGACTGATTCAGCAAGTTCAGTACTGTCTAATCCAGTTGGTACTATTATACTTGTTGTAAATCTAGTAGTTGTACCATCACCAACATTTGTTTTATCAGTTGTTGTTTTTTGTTGATATGTACTAGGCAACTGCTCACCTGGACCAACGTCGCTTACACTGGTTCCTGTTGCATGTGCATAGACTCCTGTGCCTGCAGTACCACGTCTGAGATCGCTAACAGTATTATTGCCTAAGTCTCTCACTCTGTATGTAATTCGTTCACCACCGACTATAAGTTGTCCAAAAATATTGTTATCTAAATCAGGTTCACTTAGTTTACTTGCATCTTTGACATATATTTCAGCATCAATCATTGATAACGGTGCTACTAATTCTGTAGTGTTTTTATTACTCAGTCTCAATAATTTTTGATTACCAAGCATATCTTGGAATATTCTAAAATTTAAACTGTTTGGCACAACTGTGTTCGTTGTCATTGTTACTGCTAACACATCAGCGGCATTTAAAATAGCTCTATCCAAAATTAAAGTTGTTTTATTGTTTGCGTCAGTAGACAAACTGTATTCTGTTTGTTCAATGTAGAAACCATTAAGTGTAACTACAAGTCTTTCAGGACTTGTTACTAGTCTGCCAAGTGCAAAGTTATTTGTGTCAATAGTTGTACCAATTGTTTTGTCAAACTCTGCACTATCATATGGTACTTCATCATATGAATCTCCTGTTGTTACGCCAGTCGTTGTTGGTCCAACAAATACTTTTGTTAATATATTTTGTTGTGCAGTATCATTGTAAGTGTACACTCCAAACTGTGCATTGGCAGCCGCACTAACACGTAAATCTAGTTGATCGCCAAGCAGTATATAATCTGATTCAGTGGTTGTAAAAATTTTAATATCAGAGTTTGCAGGCGGCATACTTCCAGTAGTAAATTCTACATATCTATCACTTGATCCGTCCCATGCACTTAGGTTCCAGTCAACTGCTAAATTTTTTCTTACATTATCAACATACACCAATACATCATTATCAGATACAATAGCTTGATTGCTTAGGCCAGTTGTGCTTATATAATATGGACCAGCACTTGAACCATCACCAGTGTACTCTATACCTTCTGGTGGACGTAGTCTTTGCCCTTCGCGAGTAACAACCATATTGGCTTGATTTGTACCACCTAAGTCATTTGTAAGAGCATCAAGTAAACTAGAACCATCATATGTGATATACTGTACTAATGGTGTACTCCATGAATACTGTGTTGGTGTAGTTGTACCTAGTGCAACAAACGTAATCCAATCATTTGCACCATAGGCACTGTCAAATGTTATTGCAGTTGCAAAACTACCACTTGCGGCAAATGTGTAATCTGTAATTACTGCACCGTTAACAAAAATTACCATTTCATGTATTTGACTAAACACAACAGGA